GATGGCACCTTCCATCAACTTCGACCGCTGTTCGCGTTACGGGACCTTAAGATCAAGAAACTGTATAGTTTTGATCTTACGTCCGCTACCGATCGGTTCCCGATATTCCTGCAAAGCGTATTGCTTCAAGGTTTATTTGGACCTTACATATCCCTGGCTTGGCAATGTCTACTGGAGCAGCCTTTCACGATACCTTTCGCGAAAACGTTGCCTCCAGTGATATTTCAGATGGGTCAACCCTTAGGGGCTTACTCATCTTGGCCAGCCTTCTCTCTAACGCACCACGCATTTGTGCAATACTGTGCGAAGAAAGCGGGGTTATCGGAAACCGAATGGTTTTCCCAGTATGCAATTTTGGGCGATGATGTAATCATTGCTCATGAGCAAACTGCGAAAGTCTATGAGGAGCTGATGGCGTTACAAGGGGTCTCTATATCGCCCCATAAGACCATTACATCAAATAATGGTTCTTGTGAGTTCGCCAAGAGATTTCTATGGAAAGGGGTGGACGTTAGTCCTGTATCCTTCAAAGAAGTTTACACGATGAGGCGTTCCACTTCCGTATCCTTAGTGACCCGACTGCGAACCTTTCGAACCGTTCTCCGTAAGGAGCCGTTTCGTTGGTTCGGAGCCAGCTATCGAGTGTTACCCAACCATCTAAAGCCTTATCAGCCTAGGTGGAAAAGGTTTCATTTGATGTTGACTTCTCCTAGCGGTCCTTTTCCCCTACCATTTTATTGGTGGTGCTCGCAGTACACGGCGTTTCCCTTAGGGAGACCCGTGTCCGCGATAGTACATCAAGAACTATTAGATAAATGGCAGTTCTCTTTCGAGCCCGAGGGAATTCCCTCTGAGCAGGAAGAAGATATTGTCGAGGAGGTTCTCGTGGGACGACCTTGGATTCGTTCCTGGTTATCTACGAGCACCTCTTTTCTATTAGCCTTGATGGGAGAGGATCCGATCACAGCATGGTTTCACCGTCCTACCGTTCCCAGTACAGCTGCTCGTCCAAGGGTCGAAAGATCTTTTAGGATGGGAAAGTTGTATTGGATCTACGATAGGATGGTCACTGTGTCCAAAAGACCGCCCTTGAAGAGTTTAGGAGTTTAACTAACTCCTGGGCTTAACCAGATACTTACCAAGAATAAGTCTTTATGCGCATTCTGAGCGCTATCGGTCCGGTAAATGGATCCTCACGGATCCTCCCTGCCGGGTAGCCGAGGGAGAGTTGGAGGTTGTTCCTCTAACTCTCTCACGG